TCGCCTGACACGCTCACGAGAGTGTTGGCGCTGATAGCGGAAGCGAAGTTAAAACTCCGGATTCCTAGGTCGTTTTGTGTTGCCATAAATTAGTTGGGATTAAAAGTTGAGTTCGTTGTTGTCGCGGGCTTCGATGTAGGCTTCGCGGTGGTTGCGCATTGCGAAACGGATAGCTTCGGTGCGGCTTCCGAGTTCCTCGGTTTTCTGGGTGATGACTGCTTTGAGGTCGAATTTTTCGACCGCTTTCTCTTCAGCGACTACCGAAGCCTTTACTGGAGCGGCTCCGAAGTTGCTGATGATCGTGTCGAGCTTGGCTTCGAGTTTTGAAATTGCGCTGAGTTCAGCGGCCATTTCTTCTTTGGCTGGCTCTGCTGCTGGATCTTCGGATGGCATTTCCATTTTGCTCTTGTAGTCGCCGAATGCGGTTTCGAGAGCTGCGAGACGAGAAACGATGTCGGCGATGCTGACCTCGTCCTCCTTTGGTTCGATTTCGATTGTTGCGTCTTCCATTTGTTTGGAAAAACTGTCAACTTGCTTCGCCGTGAATGAGAACAAGCCGGTCGCATTTGCGGCTGGTGTTTGCACGAGGTCTGCGCTGTAAAGCTCGGTGCAACTTGCGAAGGCGAGTCCCTCCACTTCGCGAATCGGCCCTGTGAAAGCGATGCTTATGCCGAAGGTGTCCGGCAACTTGCTTGAAATCTCCATCACGTAATCGCGCATTGGCGATGTTTCGAGGAGGTTGAGATCACCCAAGAGTTGCTTGCCGATGATGCGGAAATTGTTCACGAAACCAACGATGTCTTTTATCCCTGCGCCGTGATCCAGATTGACCTTGACGCCGCCTTTGTAGGACTCCGCACACTCTTTGACTTGCATCAAAGTTGTCTCGTCCACATAAAGCCCGTGACCTTTCGCTTCTCCTATTGAAATGATTGATACGCCTTCGATGACATCCATGCGAAGGCGCGGATGTCAATTAGTCGTCCATCAATGCCATCGCGGCTTGCGCCATCAAATAAACTTCTAACTCGTTCTCCTCTTCGCCACCTATGACATCGAACGACATGGAGAATCTGATCTCTGGGCGATTTGCGCTGGCGTGAGTGCGAGCACCTAGAACCGTCGTGCTTGTGCTAGCGCAAAGCTCTGCATCTCCAGCATTGGTGAAGCAAGATGAGCCTACGATTTCAATGCGAGAACCTGCGCAGGCTTCGACGTTCGCAACCGAGAAAACAAGACGGACTCCGCGAACGGTAGCCGTGACCTTGCGCTCTTCGCGTTCTCGTCCTCCGCCCCCTGGCAGATCGGTCGGAGCAATAGGCGGAGCAACTGGAATGAATAGCAAGCCCTGCACGCCGATTGAAAGCGGCGTCGGGCTTGGCAATAAGCCCTGCGTTGCGATGAGCAGGGAAGCGAGCATCCGCTTAGACCCTCGTTACTACGGTGTTTGTTGTTCCGTCTCCGGTGATCGCTTGCGTGATCGCGCCCGATGTTCTGCTCGTAGGCGTGACGGTTAGCGCGTTGGCGATGTCAAGGCCGTGGATCGCGTGAACTTCGGACGCCTTCGTTGAAATTGTAGAGAGTTGCGTGTCGAGGTTAGCTGATGCCATGCCTAGAGCGGCGCGGACGTCGGCGGCGGTTAGTGTTGCTGTGCCTGTTGTGTTATCGACAGGCACGCCGAATGCGACCGATGACGCCGATGGAATATATGCCACGCCCGTCAATGCTCCGCTTGCGTAGACTGTTCCAAAACGCACGTCGGTAATTGCTGGCATTTGCCCTTGGGTTGCGTCCACTAAAGTCTTTGAGCCTACGGTGTCGGCGTAGTTAAATATAGCAACATTGCTCGTAAGTTTTTTTAAACGTATTCCTGCCCCGCTTGTTGGAGACATTCCAAGCGTCCCATACTCAAGCTCTTCGACGCTGACAACTCCAAGTGCGGAATTTGCAACTCCAACGGCTGCGGCAAGTCCAGACGATCCCGGCCCATAGCCATTGCCTATTGCGCGAGTGACAACAATAGTCCCAGTTGAAATATTGGCAACGCCAGCCCCTGCTCCACCAGTTGCTGAACCTATCGATTGACCTACAATATTAACGGTTCCTGTCGATTGGTTTGCTATTGCGGCAGCTGATCCCCCCAAGCAATTGCCGACAACATTAATTGTTCCGGCAGCGGCGTTTTGAATTGCATAACCACCCACATTGCTTCCGCCAGTTGCATTGCCCGTAAAATTAATTGTCCCAGACGAGCTTGCCAATGATAGTACCCCGCCATTAGGTGACGATTTGGCATCTCCAGTTATGTTACCCGTAAAATTTAATGTCCCCGTTCCGGTGTGGTTTATTGGCGTGCTACCTCCCGACGTATTAACAGAACTTGCATTGCCGACAATCGAGGCTGAGTTCGGGCTTGCCCCTGCATATGTAACAACCGTAGCACCACCCGTCACATTGCCCTGCACAACATTTGCGGTAAGTGTAACCCCGTTTGAAAGTGTAAACGTCCCGCCTGCTGTCGCTCCTCCGCTTGTATCGTTGCGAACCTGAAGGCAAGTTGCCGAGGCCGTAACAGCAACCGCGCGGTTGTTTGAAATCGCTGTATCTCCAGCAATAGGAGGGCCGAATCCAGGAGCACCAGCGGGAGTCGTTGACCATGTGCTGGTCGCGTTGAAATTCCCTGCGGCTACAGCGTAATAAGTCGCCATTTTTAAAGTCCCTTCGCGTAAATAAACTCTTGAATACTTGCGGAAATTTGAGCAACGGCTGTTGCTGTCGGAGCGTCTACGCCATCGACGCTACCGAGTGCCATCGAGCGTGCGTAGTCGTTGGCAAGGATGACTTCGCCATTCGCGATCCGCGTAGGCACAAGCCGCATTGCCACGTTCGCATCTTCGCTTGCGTCTGGGTTTACAACGGATGTGATCGCAAGGTTGATCGTATAAATGTCGTAGGTTTCTCCGTCGATGACGATTGGGTTGGTTGGTTTCATATTTAAGCTAAAAGAATGAGTGCGGTGGTTTCGGTTGGCTTGGGAAATTTCAATTCAAACGTGCTGTTGTAAACGTGCTTCTCCGTCCCGATGCTGAGAACAATCAAGGCAGCGTTGCCTTTGCTGGCGTTGTAGATCATCGCTCCACCTGCGGCGAAGGTTGCGGATTTTAGGACAACGTCATCAAATGTTATAAAGGCATTTTTGCCGATGATGCCCGTGCGATGCCCCTTGAGTGCTACGCCCCCTGCGGTGTAGCCCATTCCCTTTATCTCGCCTTCGGTTGTGTAGGCTTTTGTCGTCGGCCCGATCTTTGCCGATGCGCTGTAAAGCGCGATCCGGTAGTCATCCCCAGGTTGGTGAACGCCGGTGATGAGTGCTTTCTTTGCTTCGAGTGCGATTCCGTGTGTGATCATTTATTTTTTCTCCCATTGAGCAGAGCAGACCGCTACGCGCTGGCTCTCGTCTGGATATTCGCTCGCCATCGTTCCGCTCACCATGCAACGGCCTATGAAGTCGTCTTGCTCTTCGTCTTTTTCTGGAGTCGGCATAACGAGTTCGTGCTTTGTTTCAAATCCGGTAATGCGTCCGAACGTATCGCGAACGGCGAGCGATACTTTCATCCGTTCGGGTTGCGATGCCTGCATTCCTTTGACTTTGTCGGAAGCCCAAGTCTGCCCTGCGTCTCCGCCCCACAATGCCCATGCAATGCGGCCTGCGGATGGGAAGCCATCTTCTCCTGGTTGAAAACCCTGTCCCTTTTTATCGACTTCGTGACGTGAAAAAAACGAGTGCATTCTTTTAACGGTATCGTCCGAAAGATTCTTGCCGTTCGAGATGTCTCGAGCGCGGGCAACTCCGACCTCGGTTCCGCCTCGGTTGTATTTCCTGCGCCACTCCAAGCCACGAGCGGCCTCCTCGACCATTCCCTTGCTTGGTTTGTTCTGATCGGCCTCGAATGCTGACGGAGTTGGTTCCTCCTGCGGCTTTGCTGGTTCGGCGTTGATGATTTTGTTTGCGTTCGCTTCGTCCATTCCGAAGACAACGCGAAGGATGACGGCGACTTGTTCCGCTGATAGTTCGCCGCGACCGAGCGAAGCGAGGATGCCAGAAAGCGCATCCGTGCCACCGATGCCGATGCTCTCGATGAGCGGCGGTGCTTCGTTTTTACTCTCGTCGAAGATGGTATCGATAGCTGTAATCGGAACAGAATCCGAAATGCGATTAGGCTGGATGTCGAACTCTTGTCCGAGTTCCTTGATCATGTTCGCTTCTTTGGCGCGTGCGCGGAGTGCTTCCTCGTAATCCTCTCCCATGTCGCTGTAGATTTGACCGGCAGTCTTCAATCCAGCTTTCCACAAAGCGATGTCGGCATTGGCCTCGCGTCCGTAGTCAATCGAAACCTTTGCAGGCCAGCACCAGCGGCCATCAAGCAAGTATTCGGAATCTGGAATGAGTCCTCGAGAAGCGGCGTCAAGAAGAATAACATTCTTGATGCGGTTGAGGAACTGACCTTCCAAGAGTCCACGCCACCGGAGGAAAGTGCGCTCGGCCATCGCCGCCTCCATGCGTGCCATTGGCCCCGACTTGTCTGCATCGAATGCGAAGCCGTAGGGAAGACCGACGGCCATGCAAATGTGAGCTTGCACCAAGCGAATGAATTCTCCGAATGCGCCGGTCGGTCTGTCCGACTTGAACATTTCCATCTTCTCGCCTGCGGATAGATAATTGACCGTTCCTGGGTCGAGCGACTGAAGGCGTGCGACTTGGCCTTGATCGTTCGTGTTGCCGCGAGCGAAATAGTCGCCTGCGTCGGCTGCGCCGGATTCGGTGGTGATGACTCCGGACTGATACGAAGCGTATTTGATCGCCTGCACCTCGGCCTTGATCGCTTCTTGGAGATCGCGCGTTGCGTTCAGCGCAGTAGCGAAAGCAGAGCGCCCGCGATATTCGTCAAGTCTTGCTGCGTCGAACAAGTGGATAAACTCTTTTGCAACAATATCAACAGGAGAAATATACTGGTTGTTGATAGTGCGCGTGAAAATAGTGTATGAAACGGGTCTTCCATAGTCGTCAACATTTATTCCGCCAATATATTTGTCGGTATCTGTTCTGTCGTAAGGCGACCCGATGCGGTCGGCTTCGACGCTTTGTAGTTTTAAATCTTGTTTGTCCCTAACGATGATGAATCCGCAGTCGCCATCGCGTAACATTGCCGTCACCGCGAGTTGTAAAAGCGTTGTAAAGTTGTGCCTGCCTAGAAAATCGCAGTCGTCGCACCATTTCTGCCAGTAGCGTTCGATGGCGGTGTCCGCTTCGCGGTTGCCGGTGCGTGCCTGATAGGCGATGCGCCCCGAAACGTAGGTTGCAAATTTAAGAAGGAGAGAACGGACAGGCGGAAAATTGTCTGCAAGATCGCGAGCGGCTCGGATGAGCGCGAATCGTTCGCGAGTTCCGCTTGTGTCTTCGCCACCGCTGACGCCACGGCTGATGCCGCGCTTCTCGGAAGTCAAGGCTGAGTCGAAGCGTCCGAAGTTTCGCAACTTCGCCTGGTTGACCATGCGGTCAAGAGCGGCCTTGGGCGACACGAACGAAATGGCTTTGGTGATGATGTCTTGCGTCATGGTCGTTGCGTCGGGAAGGTCGGCGTGAAACGTCTTACCCTATTTCCGCTGGCGTTGTCAATAGCGGCTTGCAATTCTTTAATGGTCTGCGCGACCTCGGCAAGATTGGCGCGGGTGAACGAGCGCCCTGCGATGCTATACGACGCGCCGGCAACGGCTATTGCCTTGAGGCAAGCCGTAAAGTCGCCCTGCAATTCTTGCAGAGTTGCAAGCGGCAGGCCAAAAAATGATTTGTTCATCGCCATTCATTTGATGGCGATGTCAAAAAAAAGAACCCGCATTGGTGCGCTTCCGTGGAGAGGCGTCGCGGGTGTTGTTAATTTTGCGGAAGTGTCAAAAGAAAATACTATGCCTTCGATGATATTTCGTTAGCGTCCCTCAATATTCCTTTTGCCAAGATATGAACACATTTATCATGCAGGCTAATACCTTTATTTGAACCATGCCAATAGACATATGGCGTCATCAAAACTTCGCCACAATTAAAACATTGGCTATCGATATGCATACTTTCACACTGCGCAAATTCTCCCCCATAACCCATTTCCTCAATAAGGATACGTTTATTCTCAGCGTCATCGGCGTCAACGGCTGGAGTAGTGACCCATTCTGGCGGCTTGCATTCAAACCATTTATCTGTTATTACACTCATATTTTATTCAACTTTGATTTTCCCCAATGCTTGGCGCGGGGATTGAACCCGCGCCGGTTGGTGTTAGGCAGATGCCCGAAGCTCTTTTGCTATATTTTTGAGTTCTGATTCCGTTCTAAAAATTAAAGAAAACCAAATTTCGCCGGTCACAGAGATGTTTTTTGATTGGATGATTGTAAGAATTTCGTGCCGTAGGGTTTCTTTGTTTTTGTTTGTTGTTTTCATTTTGTTTTTTCTTTTTAGGTTTTCTTCGTCGGGCTTCTTGCCCTTCGATGTTTCAAATATCTACGCTTTTTTAATTTTTGAAAAGAAAAAAATAAAATTATTTTTGGCCCTCGTTGGAGCCGCTTAAAACCTAGCTCTCCGCGCCTATCGGCAAAACCCCCGCGAGCATAGCGGACGCAAGCGCGATGCATTCACAATCCCAAAGATGGTTAGGACGTCCGCCGATGCGCACCCATCGCTGTTCGACTTGTTTGGTCTTGGAGTTGGTCACGTCTTTTTTCATCTCCGACAACATTTGTTTTCTGTAGTCTTCCGACACGTCCCGCGCGACTTCCCACTTCGGTGTTGCGTCAGCCTGGCGAAGTGAAGCCAACTTATCTTTTATGCCTTCGTTGCTGAAAAAGAAATACGCGCACTTGAGTCCGTCCGATCCGGCCTGCGCTCCCTCGATCTTGGAAACAAAGCGCCGAGTGCGCCGTCCGCCTTCGATGTGATAAAATCCGTCTTGCCCCGAACCGTGCGATGCCGTCCAACCTCGCCGAGCGCATTGTTCGTATACCAACGGCGTATCGTAACCGGCATCCACTACAACGCATCTAGGAACAACATCGAACTGCTGTTGAATAGCGTCGAGCGTTTCCCAAGTCAGCGGACGCGACTCGTGCAAGAGCATAGACGAGCCGTCAACGCGGAATGCGCGGACGATGCACCAGAAGTGATCGCGCTGTTTGTCCACGCACATAAAGCGTCTGTGTTCACCGTCGATCTTCTGGCCTTCCAGATACTCGGCCTTCGCGTAGTCGCCTGTTGTTATTTCTGGCAAGTCGCTCGTGACTTCGTCTTGCCAAGTCTGCGCCTTTCTCTTTTGAATAAATTGTTTGAGCGGTTCCAGGTTGCCGCTCGACTTGGCTTCGTTGGCCTCGATCCACTCTTTCGCAATCGAGAACCAAGGAATCCACCAGACGGCGTAGGCCGGATATTCGAACGATCGATGCCCCCGCACCGGATGCGGGTTAAGCGCGCGATACGTTGCATTGTTTGCAAGGTTGCGTCGAGTGCTCGCGTCGTCTTTGTAGCGCGTTTCGCAGTGCTCGCATTTCATTCGCACCGAGTCCTGCACCTTGTCCCACAAGATGCCGCCCTTGTCGTCACGCTCGGTCACATATTCGATCTGATCGAACAAGTAACGCTGCCAGTTCCCACAATGGGAACAAGTCCAGCCCCAGACTTCTCGCGTTCCGCTGTCCCATTCGGCGTCTGCCTCATGTCCTGCGTCCCATCCTTGCGACACTAAAAGCGTCTTTCGGTTCCAGCGGTCGTGGTGTCGCGCCTTGAGTTCCTTGATCATCCCGCTATTCCACCGCCAGACCTCGTCGCCGAT